ATGAAGTCGAGTTCCTGGGCAACCGCAACGACCAGGAGCAGGAACAGCAACCGGCCGCGACACCAGCTGCCCGACCAAAGCAGGCGCAGCAGCAGGCAATGCCGGCTGACTTTAACGACGACATTCCTTTTTGAGGTAAACTTTTTAGAAGGGCTAGGGAGTGCAACCCGAACCGCCGATTCGTCACCGGCCTGCCCGATCTTTTTCTGTGACGACAACCTTTTGACGAAGGGTTTTTATGAAGTTACTCGCCAAAAATTGGGCGACCTTTCAGCATTACAAACACCGTTCGCCGCCCTGGATCAGACTGCATCGATCATTGCTCGATGACTATGATTTTCACCGCTTGCCTGTTGCTAGCAAAGCGCTAGCACCTTGTCTCTGGCTGCTAGCTTCAGAAGAAAAAGAGGGTGAGATAGAGGCCAGCACCGAGGAAATTGCTTTCCGCTTGCGAATGACCGAAAAGGATCTGATTGCAGCGCTTAAGCCGTTGATTGAAAAAGGATTTTTTGTCGATGCTAGCAACACGCTAGCAGACTGCAAGCAAGATGCTACTACAGAGACAGAGACAGAGACAGAGAAGAGACAGAGTCAGAGTCAGAGGCAGAGGCAGAGTCGCGCTATCGCGCTGCCGCTCGATTTCGTACCGAACGACGGCCACAAAAAATTGGCCGAAGAGCTGCGCGTCACGTTGAACGACGAGCTGGCAAAGTTCAGCGATTACCATGTGGCAAAAGGCACAACCATGAAAAATTGGGATGCTGCGTTGAATACCTGGTTGCGTAATGCTGTGGGCTTTAACCGCGGCAAGGCTGTGCCAAAGCAAAACGGGTACGTTCACGATCTGACGAAAATGGATTACACCAAGGGAGTCGACGAAGATGGAAATTTCTAACCGAACAGAGCTGCGCGTTTGCACTACGCACGGCGAATACGAGGCCATGCTGTACACCATTGGCGACCGGGTAATGGGCGGTCAATGCCAGGCATGCGCAAAGCACAAAGAGCAGCAGGCCCAGGAGCGTCAGCGCGTTGTGCAGTCCGACCAGGAGCGACGCAGAATCGAGGGCTTGTTCCAACGAGCAGGCATTCCGCTGCGCTTTCAGTCTCGGACCTTTGACAGCTACCAGGCAAACAACGAAGGCCAGGCCAAGGCGCTACGCAAAGCCAGATCCTATGCCGACAACTGGCGCGATAACGTCGCTGCTGGCACTAGCCTGATTTTTTCTGGCAATGCTGGCACCGGCAAAACCCATTTGGCATGCGCGATCGCCAACGAGCTGATGGGCCAGGGCGTGTCGTCTGTGTTTACGACCGTGTCCGACGCTATGCGGGCCATCAAGCGGACCTATGACGCCGGCAGCCAGATGACCGAAGTGCAGGCGATCCAGGCTTTTGTTGATCCCGGCCTGCTTATCCTGGACGAAGTCGGCGCAAACCGCGGCACCGAGTACGAGGTCCAGCTGGTGTTCGACATTATCAACAAGCGATATGAGAATTGCCGGCCGACACTTATCCTGACAAACCTGGATCCGCAGGCGCTGCGCGAGTGCTTGGGCGAGCGTGTAGTCGATCGACTACGGGAAGGCGGCGGCAAGCTGGTGGCCTTTACCTGGGATAGTTTCCGCGCTTGACGTGATGCTGTTTTCTCAATGATTATGCTAGTATCAAACCAGGGGGTTATATGCCTAGCAAATCAGCAAAACAAGAGCGTTTCATGCAGGCCGCTGCGCACAATGCAGGGTTTGCAAAACGTGCCGGCATTTCGCAGGCCGTGGCCAGGGAGTTTGTTGCCGCTGACAAACGCAAGAAAAACCCTGGTGCGCATTTGATTAGCAAAAAGACAACACAACGATGAAACGAATGGGACGACCGCCGCAGCCAATTCCGCAGGACAAAGTCGACGAGATCATCGAATGGATTTCGGCCGGCAAAACCCTGCGCGAGTGGTGCCGGCTTGACGGCAATCCTGCTTTTCGGACCGTTTACGATTGGCTTGAGAAAGACGCAGAGTTCCACGCACGCTTCGCGCGCGCGCGCGAGATCGGCCAGGACGTGATTGCAGAGGAGGCGCTGGCGATCATCGACACCGAAGCAGAGATGGCCGGCAGCACTAGCGAAAAAGGCGAAAGCTATCACCGCGACAGCGCGCACGTTTCCTGGCTTAAGAACCGAGCAGAAATGCGCTTGAAACTGTTAGCAAAATGGAATCCAAAGCGTTACGGCGACAAGGTCGACGTGACTAGCGACGGCAAAGCCGTCGGCCTGGCTATTGCAATTGATCTTTCCGACAAACAAACCGCGGGGGAATCATGACGAGTGCTGGCATTTTGATTGTTTGCGTATTGGTAAGCGTTTTGATTGACGCGGCCGTCGAGGCTTTTTGCGAAACACCAGGGGCTGAAAATTGGAGATAGTCGATGATGAGCGCGTCGAGAGCTGGATCAACCTGGCAAATGCCCTGGTAGTTCCGGAGCAATCGATTTTCCTGCGTGTGTTTGCAATGCTTGCGATGGAGTATGAGCGCGAGATCTGCGCGGCAATAGTCAGCGAACATGGCGCGCATGAGGTGGCCGAGCTGATTCGATCGCGAGGCGTGCAATGAAGCGCGAGGAGATCATTCGCCTGGCGCGGGAGGCCGTGATTGATTTTGAAGTTGGTCCAGGTCTGGAGCGGTTTGCGGCCCTGGTAGCGCAAGCAGAGCGCGAGCGCATTGTTGACATTTTGCGCGACGACGGCTGGCTTTACTGCGCGACTATGATCGAGAGGCGCAAGTCTTGACCGCAACGCAGATCAATTATCGGCCGCCAGGCCAGGTGGCCAGGGCGTTTATGCTGTCGCAGGAATTTTTCCGTGGTTTGATGGGGCCGTTTGGATCCGGCAAATCAACGGCCTGCATCATGGAGATCCTGCGCCGCGCCAAGGAACAGAAGGTCAACGCTGACGGCAAGCGGAAAACCAGGTGGGCCGTGATACGAAACACCTACCCGGAGTTGCGCACGACGACCATCAAGAGCTGGCATCAATGGGTGCCGCCGTCGCTTGGCCGTTGGGTTGACACCGGACCGCCGACACATCACATTGTCGAAGGCGATCTGGACCTGGAAGTGCTGTTTATCGCGCTTGACCGGCCTGACGACATTGCAAAGCTGCTGTCGATGGAGCTGACCGGTGCCTGGGTGAACGAAGCTAGGGAAGTGCCGAAGGCTGTGATCGACGGGTTGACCGGCCGCGTCGGCCGTTATCCGTCTGTGCTGATGGGCGGCTGTACCTGGTCCGGAATCATTGCTGACACTAACCCACCGGACACCGATCATTGGTGGTACAAGCTGGCCGAGGAAGTAAAGCCAGAAGGCTGGGCCTTTTTCAAGCAGCCAGGCGGCCGGGATGTTGGCGCTGAGAATGTCGATCATCTGCCGCCAAAGTATTACGAGCGCCAGATTGCAGGCAAGGACGAGGATTGGGTCAAGGTTTATGTCGATGGCCAGTATGGCTTTGTGCGCGACGGCAAGCCGGTCTATCCAGAATATCGTGACAGCGTGCATTGCAAAACATTTGACCTAGTGCATGGCTGGCCGATTTACGTTGGCATTGACTTTGGTTTGACGCCTGCCGCGGTGTTTGGGCAGCGCAGCCCGATGGGGCAATGGCGCTGGCATTCCGAGCTGGTGACAGAGGACATGGGCGCGAAGCGCTTTGCAGAGCTGTTGCGCCAGGTAATGCACGAACGCTACGCCGGCTTTAGCTTCGCGCAGATTACTGGCGATCCTGCTGGCGAGGGCCGGGCGCAAACCGACGAGACGACGCCGTTTCAGATCCTGCGCGCAGCCAATATCCAGGCAAACCCGGCACCGACCAACGATTTCACCAAGCGCCGCGAATCCGTTGTGGCGTGTTTGTCGAGGTTGATTGATGGGCAGCCTGGTCTAATGGTCCACCCGCAATGCGTGCAATTGCGTAAAGGCATGGCCGGGGGATACAATTACAAGCGGGTACAAGTATCTGGCCAAGAGCGTTACCGTGACGTGCCTGACAAAGGTATGTATTCTCACGTTTGCGAAGCCGGCCAGTACATGCTAGTGGGCGCTGGTGAAGCGCGAACGCTGGTAAAGCGCGATCGCCCCGTTATGAGACGAGCGAACGCAATCTCAGACTACAACATTTTGGGGTAAATCATGGGTGGACTATTCGATTCTCCTGAACCGCCGCCGCCGCCGCCACCGCCGCCAGCTCCAGCGCCTGCGCCAACAATCGACACTGCCGCGCAAAGCGCGCGCAAGACCGAGGATAGCCGGCTCAACCGTCGTGGTCGGGCAGCAACGGTTTTGACTTCGCCGCAGGGCGATCTTTCTGAGACAAAGACAGCGACCAAAGCGCTGTTGGGGGGTTGATATGGGCGGCAGCAGCGGACCAAGCAAAGTCGAGCGCGAAAGGCAACAAGCTGAACAAGCAAAGGCTGCAGCCGACAAGGCGGCCAACGCCGCAATCGGCAAAGGCATTGCATCCAAAGAAGCAACCGGCACTGCGAGCATGATTGGCAAAGAAGATCGGCTGGGCTTGGCTGATGTAGCCATGATCAGGGAAAACCAAGCAAAAGCCGGTCGATCGATGTTTGGCCGGGGCGCGACGGTTTTGTCGGGCGGGATCGGTGAGACGGCTACCGGAACAAAAACACTACTAGGGGGCTGACATGGCCAACGATCGCGTCGACGACATAATCCGTCGGCAGGAAAAGATGTCGACTGATCGGGCTGTATTCGATCAGCACTGGCGCGAAATCGCAGAGCGGATCTTGCCGAGGTCGGATCTATTCCGAACTAACCGGCAGCCTGGCGACAAGCACACCGAGCGCGTGTTTGACGCGACGGCTAACCTGGCGCTGGAGCGGTTTGCCGCGGCCATGGAATCAATGCTGACGCCGCGCACGCAGAAGTGGCATCGACTGCGCACCGGCGTGCCTGCGCTCGACGAGCGCCAGGACGTGAAAGAATACCTGGACGCGGTCACGCAGATCCTCTTTGCTGTGCGTTATGCGCCCAAAGCAAACTTTGCTAGCCAGGCCAATGAGGCATTTATGTCGCTGGGTGCGTTTGGCACCGGTGGGGTTTACATCGACGAGGCTGTCGGCGGTGGCATTCGCTACCGTTCGGTCCACTTGTCCGAGCTGTACATCGCCGAAAACTTCCAGGGCGTGATCGACACGGTCTACCGTCGCTTTCAGATGACGGCGCGCCAGGTTATGCAGCGCACGAAGATCGTCGGGCCTGGTCAATGGAAGCTGGAGAACATCCCGTCGCGCATTAAAGATACGGCTGAGAAGTTTCCAGAGCAGCTGTTTGACTTTTTGCATGCCGTGCAGCCCAATGACGATATTAAATATGGCCGCAAGGATTACAAAGGCATGCTGTTTTCCAGCTGTTACATCAGCATGGAAGGCCGGCAAATGGTGCATGAGGGCGGCTATCGCACCATGCCGTATGCGGTTGGCCGTTATGTAACTAGCCCAAAAGAAATTTACGGCCGCTCGCCGGCAATGACGGTTTTGCCTGACATCAAAATGCTGAACGAGATGAGCAAAACGGTCATTCGAGCAGCGCATAAAATTGTCGATCCACCACTATTGCTTCAGGAAGATGGCGCTTTGCAGGCATTCGACATGCGGCCGTCGGCGCTTAACTTTGGTGGCGTCAACGAACAAGGACAGCAGCTAGTGCATCCGTTGATTACCAATGCCAGGATCGACATTGGCGAAGCAATGATGGACCAGCGCCGCAAGGTGATCAACGACGCATTTCTGGTTACGCTGTTTCAGATCCTGGTCGACGCACCGCAAATGACGGCCACCGAGGCTATGCTGCGGGCGCAGGAAAAGGGCGCGCTGTTGGCACCGACGATGGGCCGGCAGCAGTCCGAGTTCCTGGGACCGATGATTGAGCGCGAGATCGACATCTTGGCCAAGGTTGGCGCTTTGCCGCCTATGCCGCAAACCCTGATGGAAATGGGCGGCATCGTCGAGATCGAATACGTTTCGCCTCTAAACCGGGCGCAACGCAGCGAGGATGGCGTCGCTATCCTACGCACGCTGGAAAGCCTGGCACCGCTGGCGCAGATCAATCCGAAGGTGCTGGATTTGTTCGACCCAATCGAGACGGCGCGCGAGCTGGCCGACATCAACGGGGTGCCGGCCAAGATCATGCGCTCGCCTGAAGAGCTGGCGCAGAAAGAGGCCGACGAGTCGCAAAACGCCCAGGCAGCTGCGTTGCTGGAGGCCGCGCCGGTCGTGTCTAGTTCGGCCAAAGACCTGGCGCAAGTGGCCGCTATGGCGGCCGCGGCCCCGTCGCAACAAGCTCCAGGGATCTTTCCTAAATGACGACTGACGAACTGCCGCTGGGCAGCACAATTGACCAAGCTCTAAATCGCGACGCTGTGCGCCGGCCACAAAGCCGGTTTGCAGCTGGCGCTCTGGATCGCCAGGTGGGCGGCACGCATTACCTGGAGCTGACGATCGGACCGCTGGAGCTGGCGATCGAAAACCGGCTGAATGCTTGCCAGTATTCTGCGATTAAATACATTATGCGCAGGAAAGGCGATCGTCTACAGGACATCGACAAAGCCATCCATGTGCTGCAAATCTACCGCCAGCTGATCGAAAAAGGCCAGGCCGAATGATTAACAAGATCATCGAGCGCGTGCTGCGCAAGAAGCTGGCGTACCGCCGTACCTTCATGGACGACCAGGGCAATCTTACTGCCGAAGGGCAGCTGGTCCTGAACGATCTACGCAAATTTTGTCGGGCTACTGGATCCACTATGGTCCTGTCGCCGGTGTCCAAGACGATTGACCCGCTGGCGATGGCAATGGCCGAAGGCCGGCGCGAGGTCTGGAATCGCATTATGGCGCATCTGTACGTCAACGAAAAGCAAGTGTTCGAATTGCACGAACGCGATCAAGATTGAACGAAAGCGGATACCGGCGTTATGAGCGTCGGCGCAGCGAGTAGGGCAATGACGGCCGGGAAAGACCGGCGCTTTTTAACTCTCAAAGGGGAATACCATGTCTGATGGAGCAAACGGGTCGGCTATGTTGGCCGGCAACCCGGCAGGCGACGCCGCTGCCGGTAATGGTGGCGCTGGTTCGCCGACTTCCAACAACCAGATCACGGCGGTTGCTGATACGGGCGGGGTCACTAACCCGGCACCAAACGCCGCCGGCAATTGGTACGACGGTTTCCAGGATAACGAGCTAAAAGGTTACGTCCAGAACAAGGGCTGGAAGGATCCAGCTGACCTGGCTGTTGGCTACAAGAATTTGGAAAAACTCCTGGGCGCAGAAAAAATGCCAATGCCCAAGGGGGCAGATGATGCCGAAGGTTGGAACCGCGTTTACGACGCGCTTGGCCGTCCTAAATCGGCCGAGGACTACAAGCTGCCGGTGCCGCAAGGCGACGACGGGGCGTTCGCGAAAGTGGCCGCCGGCAAGTTCCATGAGCTAGGGCTGACGGCAAAGCAGGCCGAAGGTCTGGCCGCCTGGTACAACGAGCAGGGCGCAGGACGCATGACGCAAATGCAGCAGGAGCTGGCGGCCAAGGCTGAATCGGACATGCAATCGCTCAAGCAGGAATGGGGTGGCGCGTTTGACGAAAACGTCGAATACGGCCGCCGGGCGGCGCGCGAGTATGGTCTGAACGCTGAAAAGCTGTCGGCGCTGGAGAACGCGCTTGGCACCGGCGAGATGCTGAAGCTGATGGCGACGATCGGCCGGGCGCAAGGCGAAAGCGAGTTTGTGACATCCAGCACCGGCAACACGTTTGGGATGACGCCGTCGGCAGCGCAACAACGTATTAGCGCATTGCGTGCCGACAAAACCTGGACTGCAAAATACATTAGCGGCGACGCTGATGCGAGATCTGAAATGCAGCGGTTGATGAATTTGGCGTATCCAGAATGATGCGCTTGGATCAACATTCTTGCGAAAAAACCATGCACAATTCAGAAATTAGATTAGAATGTCTCAAACTGGCAAGCCGACCGGGCCTGTCGCCTCATGAAATTATTGCGGCAGCGCGTGATTATTTGGCGTGGGTCAACGGAATGCCGGATCCGATAACCGCTGCGCGGCCGGATGACAGCCTGAAAGAAGGCAGACCGGCCCCGTCGGTTTCCCGATCGGACAAGCCCCTTGAAAAGCGCCGCTCTGCGGCAACAATCTAAACTTATCCTCAAGGGGGATTATTATGTCTTTCAATGTATCTACGGCGTTCGTCCAGCAGTACGCGACGAATGTACAAATGCTGCTCCAGCAGCAGGGTTCGCGTCTGCGTGATGCGGTCCAAACCATGTCGTTCCAGGGTAAAGCTGCGTCGATGGCCGAACAATTCGGCTCTGTCTCGCCTGTTCGCAATCAGTCGCGTCACTCTGACACTCCGCTGATCTCGACACCGCAAGACAAGCGCTGGATTTATCCAAACGACTATGATTGGGCTGACCTGATCGATAACCAGGACAAGCTGCGTATGCTGATCGATCCGACCAGCTCTTACGCAATGGCTGGTGCCTGGGCGATGGGCCGCGCAATAGACGATGAAATCATTTCTGGTTTCTTTGGCTCCAACAACACCGGCGAAAACGGCACGTCTGCTACTGGCACCTTGTACGCTTTTAACAGCAACTCGCAATCGGTAGCTGCTACCGTTGGCGCTTCTGCTGCTACTGGCCTGAACATTGCCAAACTGCGCGCCGCCAAGCGTATCCTGATGGCTGCTGAAGTCGATGTCGACAACGATCCTCTGTACTGCGTGATTTCTTCGCGCCAGCACGATGATCTGTTGAACGAGGCGCAAGCAATCAACCTCGACTACAACACCAAGCCTGTCCTGGTCGATGGTCGCATCACGTCGTTCATGGGTTTCAACTTCATCAATTCGGAGCGAATCCCTGGCGGTAGCGGCTTTAACGCTGCGATCAATACCGGCATTGCTACTGGCTCAAGCGATGGCACTTACACTACTGGCTCGCGCTTTATGGTGCCGGTGTTTGCCAAATCGGGCCTAGCTCTTGGCATGTGGAACGACATCACCACCTCGATCGACCGTCGTGCAGACAAGCGCAATTCTTACCAGGTGTATGTGACCGGCACTTTCGGTGGCGCACGCATGGAAGAGCGCAAGTGTGTTCTTATCAACTGCGCATAAGGAGTAACCGATCATGCCTCAGTATCTTTCTAATGAGTTGGCTGGCACTACGACCGGCACCACAACCGCAGCAGCAACTGGCTATCGTCCTTTTGCTTCGGTTTATGGCGCGCGCGTCAAGCGCTTGCGTGCAACTGTTACCCTGGCTAGTCAAACTACCAGCGACACAATCCTGCTCGGCACCCTGCCAACAGGCGCGACGTTCGCTTATGGTGTGCTGACTGCTTCGGCAACTTTGGGATCTTCAACCGTGGCAGTCGGTATTTCTGGCACCGCCGGCAAATACCGTGCAGCCGCTACCTTCACCAGCGCCGACACGCCGACTTTGTTCGGCACCGCGGCAACGGTGGGTGCAGCGTCGCCTTTGGCAGCTGAAGAGAATGTGATTGCAACTATTGCAGCCGCAAACCTTCCGTCGTCTGGCACGCTGGTTGTCGATCTGTACTACTCGATGCCGAACTAATCGGCTTCCGGGGGCTGGGGAAACCTGGCCCCTTTTTCACATCGGAGAATTGATATGACGATCTATTACGGTATCAATGAGGGCGACAACGAGTACGAAGCAGCCGTTAGCTCCTCGTCAACGACAAGCAAAGAAGTAGAAATTGTGGTCAACGACACCGCGGTTACTGATCGCACTAGCTTGCTGGTTGCAATTGACAATCTAAAAAACTTTATTCTGCGTCAAAATTATCCACCGGCGTAAGGAGTAAATCATGCCTATTCGTCGCGCAGATGATACCGCCTACACGCTAGCGTCGAGCGTTAGTGCAACTGGCTCCGCGGTTGCCATTAAAGGCGGTCAGTATATATTTATGGTGGAAGGCACCGCCGGCGGCACTACTGCATCTTTGCAAATTAGAACGCCGAACGGCACCTGGTCTAATGTGTACGCTATCGATACGTTGGTTGCGTCGGCTACGCTGCCTTACGTCGATACAATGATTGATTTGCCGGCCGGTGATGTTCGCCTTGCGCTAACTGGCGGCACGCCATCTGCAATTTTTGCGTATTTGATTGGTCTTGGTTAATAGGGGGTCAACATGGCCTCAGTCATTCAGGTAGCCAATCGCGCGCTGACTAAGCTCGGCGCGGCGCGCATTATTTCCTTATCTGACGACAACAAGCAAGCGCGCGCTGTCGCAAGCTGTTTTGAGGATCTTCGCGACGACGAGCTGCGAGCGCACCGCTGGCAGTTTGCGATGAAGCGCATCGAGCTGGCTGCGCTGTCTGCAGCGCCGACATTTGGCTACAAGCACCAGTATGCGCTGCCGCCAGATTTTCTGCGCATCGATATGGTCGACGACCGCTACCCTGCGGCCGTGATGGACAACTACATTGACGCCGAATATTTGGAATGGACCATTGAGGGCAACGTCGTCCTGACCGACATTGGCGCGCCGTTGAAGCTGCGCTATATCGCCCAGGTGACTGAACCGAATGCCTGGGACAGCAACTTTCGCGAGGCGCTGGCGTCGCGGATCGCTATGGAAATTTGTGAAGAATTGACGCAATCTGATAGCAAAAAGCAGGCTGCTATGAATGATTATAGACGTGCAATTCAGCAAGCCGTTCGTATTGGCGCAATTGAAAAGCCAAGCGTAATGCCGCCAGATAACCAATGGATTATATCGAGGTTGTAATATGCCGCTACTACCTCATTCAAATTCGTCCGTGCCTGCGGTAAGGCTGGCCACATTTGATAGTTCCAATGTTTTAAGCGAAACCAGCTCTAGTTATCCTTTGCCGGTCATTGACCTGGCGCAGCTGCGCACGCATGAGGGGCGCATGTTTACGGCCGGCAGGCTTTGGGATAATGGCAGCAAAATTGCAAGCGGCGCATTTGCCGATATAGCATTCACCACCAGTTCAACCGTCGGACCGCATAGTATTTTGGATGTCCAGGTGGGCGGCGATGCTGAAGTATATTTTTATGAAGATGCCGTTATTAGTGGCGGCACCGCGGTCACGCCGGTTAATCGTAATCGACGATCGGCCAGGACAAGTTCAGCGACTGTAGTACATACGCCGACCATCACATCGGCCGGCACGTTGCTCGAATCTGCGTTTGCACCAGGAGGCACAGGCCACAAGGCTGGCGGCGGTGGCGGTGGTTTTACTGGCGAGTTTGTAACGCAGTTTAGTAAAGTTTATTTGGTGCGCGTCAAGAACGTATCTGGTTCGGCGCAAATTGTTCAAGCAAATATTTGGTTGTATGAATAATGCCAAAAGCCTCACCGATTCGGACAAGTTTTAATGCCGGCGAATTGTCTCCGCTCATGGATGGCCGCGTCGATGTTGCGAAATACAGCAACGGCTGCAAAGTCCTAGAAAATTTTATCCCGACCGTGCAAGGCCCGGCCGTGCGCCGTGGTGGCACGCGCTATGTCGCCGAGGTCAAGAGCAGCGCCAATCGCACTTGGCTGGCTCATTTCGAGTTTTCCAGCACGCAGTCGTTTGTGCTTGAGTTCGGCAATCAGTACATTCGCTTTTTTTTCAACCGCGGCCAACTGTTGTCGGGCGGTTCGCCATACGAGATCGTCTCGCCGTATCTGCTGGCCGACCTGACCAATGCCGACGGCGGTTTTGCGATCGACATGGTGCAATCGGGCGACATCATCTACATGGCGCATCCGAGCTATCCGCTGCAGAAGCTCTCGCGCCTGGGGAATACCAACTGGACGATCACGGCGGTCGATCTGCTTAACGGTCCGTTTAAAGATCAAAACTCCGATCGGACCAGGACAATGTACGCATCGGCCACGACCGGCACGATCACGCTGACGGCCAGCTCGGCGACGTTTACGTCGGCCATGGTCGGCAGTTACGTCTATCTGGAACCGTCGGACCTATCGAATGTAAAGCCTTGGTATGCTGGCCAGGAATTTACGACCAATCCATTTGGCGTGTTACGTCGCTCTGAGGGCAAGACATATACCTGCACCACGAATGGCGTGCCGAGTTCTGGCAAGGTTTGGCGCACCGGCGGCGACAAGCCGGTGCATACCTACGGCACGCAGGCTGATGGCGATGCCGGTGTGATTGCTGGCACGGTAGTTGAGCGCAACGGCCTTGATTGGCTGTTCGTCGACAACGGGTTTGGCTACGTCAAGATTACGGCTTTTACCAATTCAACGACCGTCACGGCTGTCGTCCAGGGCAATAACCCGTTGCCAGGCGGCGTCGTCGGATCCACCAAGGCGACATTCCGCTGGGCGCTGGCGGCATTTTCGGCTGTTGAGGGGTATCCAAGCAAAGTGACTTTTTTCCGCGAGCGATTAGCGATGGCGAAAGGCCAGCAGCTGTTTTTCTCGGTGGCCGGCGATTTCGAGAATTTTGCAGCCAAGGACGACAGCGGCCTGGTGACGGCCGACATGGCCATTAGGGCGACGATTTCATCTGACCAGGTAAACCAGGTGTCGTGGCTTGCGCCGTCAAACGCGTTAATTATTGGCACAACCGGCGGCGAGTTCGCCTGCATGGAAAACACGACAAACGAAGCATTTGCGCCTGGCAACATAAAAATCGAGCAGCAAACATCGGACGGCAGCCGGGCCATTGTGCCGGCGCGCGTCGGGTATTCGACATTGTTCGTGCAGCGGTCTGGCAAAAAGCTGAAAGAAGCGGCCTATAACTTGCAGCAAAACGGATATATCACGAACGATCTGACGGTCTTGTCCAATCACATTGCCGGCGACGGGATCCTGCAAACTGCATGGCACCGCGAACCGTATGCCGCGTTGTGGTCGGTGCGCGCTGATGGTCAGTTGCTGGGATTTACGTTTAACAAAGAACAGGACGTGGTCGGCTGGCACCGGCACATCATTGGCGGCGACGGTGTCGTCGAAGCGGTGGCGGTCATTCCATCGCCGGACGGCACGCAGGACGATCTTTGGATGATTGTCCGTCGCACGATCAACGGCGCGACAAAGCGCTATGTCGAATATTTGAACCGCGCATACGATCCAGAGCAGGACACGCAGGCCGATTGCTTTTATGTCGACGCTGGGGCGACCTATTCGGGCAGCCCGACGACGACGATTAGCGGCCTGGGCTACCTGGAGGGCAAGACGGTGCAGGTGCTTGCCGACGGCGCTGCGCATCCAGATCGGACCGTGGCAAGCGGATCGATCACGCTGCAGCGCTCTGCTAGTAAGGTCCAGGTCGGCTTGCCTTGTTTGGCGACGCTGCAAACTAACCGGATCGAGGCAGGCGCTGCCGACGGCACCGCGCAGGGCAAAACCAAGCGCATCAACAAGGTTGTAATTCGTTTCCTTAATACGCTGGGCGCGTTGGCTGGGCCTGACGCCAATACGCTCGACACGGTGGAATTCCGCACGCCGGAAGATCTGATGAACCAAGCGCCGCCGCTGTTTACCGGCGATAAGTTGATCGAATGGCCAAGCGGTTACGATTTTGACGGGTATGTGATGGTGCGCCAGGCGCAGCCGCTGCCAATGACGGTGGTCGCTGTAATGCCGCAGCTGCATACGTTTGACAGATGATCGTGCTGCCGTTTGAAGCTGGTCATTTGCAGCTGTTGTCGTTGCAAGAAAACCAGCTGCATTTCCAGCCGTTGTTTGCAAGACCAGAGTACGGCGATTGGTTAGAAAAAAGTGGACCGGCGTTTTCTGCAGCTGTTGGCGATGAGATAATTGCATCACTAGGAATCACGCCGCAGTGGGAGAATAGAGCTGTGGCGTGGGGTCTGATCGGTAAACAAGCGAGGCGGCATTTCGTGCCGTTGACCAAAGCGATCATGCGGTTTTTGGATCTGTGCGAGTACCGCCGCATTGAAACGCCGGTCGATGTTGGGTTTGAGGAAGGCGATCGTTGGGCGACGATGCTGGGGTTTGAGCGCGAAGGAACGATGAGAGCGTTTATGCCGGACGGCCGCGACTGTCATCTTTACGCAAGGGTTAAATAATGGGTGCTTTAGCTTTACCTCTACAAATTGCCTCTGCGGCGGTAAGCGCAATCGGCTCGATCAGAGCTGCGCAGGCGCAATCGGCCAGCTATCAGGCCCAGGCGCAGGCAATGGAATACAACGCCACCGTCGCCAAAAACAATGCCGTCGCCGCTAATCAGCAAGCGAGCGCCGCCGAAGAGCAGCAGCGCAGAAAATTTGCGATGTTGCAAGGGCAGGCTGCAGCTGGCGCTGCGCAATCTGGTGCTGGGCTGGAAGGCAGCAATGCGGACATATTGGAACAGAATGCGTTGATGAACGAGCTGGACGCGCTGACGATCCGCTACGAGGGGCAGAACCGGGCGAAAACTTTGGAAGCGCAGGCGCAGCTCGACGAATACCAGGCGGTTGCGGCGAGCAGAAATGCTGATACGGCGATGCAAGCAGGGTATTGGAACGCTGGGGCAAACCTGCTGTCGGGCGCGACAAGCTACAGCATGTATTCCAAGGGGCTTTATGGCGCTGGCGGCCAGGGCGGTTTCATGGGAATTAAAATTCCAGGGGGTCGCTAAATGGCCGTTCGCATACCGCAATACGAAGATCGCCTGACGCCAAGCGGTTTTGTCACGCCTCGCGCCCAGGGCGTTGAAGTCACGCCGGCGCTTGGTCGTGCGATTGAAAATCTTGGCGACGCTGGTGTGCGGTTTGCCGGAGTCGAGATTGCAAACCAGAGGCGCGAGCAGGAAAAGGCTGACGCTGAATTTAAGCAGCAGGAAGAAGAGCGTCTCCGCAAACTTGAAGCCAAACAACAAGCTGATGCAGTCACCGAAGCTGGCAAGCGCGTTTCGTCTGCAAATCTAGAATTTCAAACCTGGTACAACACGGCCGCGAAAAACCCTGGAGAGAATTTTGCGGAGCAGGTCAAACAAAAGTGGACCGAGCTGTCGACGAGAACGCTTGACGGTAGCGGCGACGAACAAACTCGCCTGCAGCAAGCCCAGGCAGGGCAAGAACCTGATTACGGGATTCGTCACTCAGCTGCGCGCACGAATGCCGAACGCTCACTTACGCAGCTGGGCGAGCATTACATTTCCAACGCGATTGGCGTTGAAGCCAAAGCTGGCGTTGCGCGGCGTCTCGACAACCTAGAGACGACGGTTTCCGACAACGAGCGCGCCGTCGGCGCTGATCCGTCGCTGTTTGACAAGCTGCGCACCGACACGCTGTCAGTAATTCAGAACGATCCGACGCTGGATGTCGAAACCAAGATTAGGACTGCGCGGCAATCTTCCGACCGCTTGACGATTGCAGCGCTGCAGGGCGCGGTGGCGCGCGGCGAGAGTACAGCCGTAAAGTCGGCAATTATGAAGCGCCTGGGTGCTAACGCGTTGTCGTCTGAAGAAGAGCAGGCGATCATTGCGACGGGCAATCAGCCGCCTGCTTCTTCCAAATCTTTGCAAGCAGGACCGGATCCGAAATCGGTTCAAGGGCTGGTCACGCCTGGCAACATCGATCTGACCAACCGGCCGCAGGTCAAAAACAAGGATGGTTCTATCTCGACCGTAAGTTCGTTTTCGGTCAACGTCGACGGCAAGGAAGTGCTGTTGACGCCGATCGCCGAAAACGGCAAGGTGCTTTCCGAAAAAGAGGCAATTGAGAAATACAAAAAGGATGGCAAGCATCTCGGCATCTTTGACACGCCGGCAGCGGCCAGCGCATACGCCGAGCAGCTGCACCAGTTCCAAGATCGTTTTTACAATCGCGGCAAGACCGGCGGCGGGGCGGGTGGGTTTAACCAGGCAGTCGCTTTTACGCTGAAGGCGGAGGGCGGCTATAACCCGAAAGATGCAAACGGATCGCCAGTAAATTTTGGCATCAATCAAGCGGCCAACCCTGATGTCGATGTCAAAAACCTGACCAAGGAAAAAGCGGCCGAGATTTACAAAGAGCGCTATTGGAACAAGATCGGGGGCGACGAGCTGGCTGCCAAAAACCCGGCGCTGGCCACGATCGCTTTTGACACGGCGGTGATCGCTGGTGTCGGCAAAGGCAAAGAGTTGCTGGCCAAGGCTGACGGCGATCCGACCAAGCTGATGCAGCTGCGCAAAGAGTTTTTGGCGTCACTGGTCCAGAAAAATCCTGAGAAATACGGTCGTTTCGAGAAAGCCTGGAACAACCGCAACGCGCAGCTGGAGAGCTTGATTGCCGGTGGCGGCGCAGCAGCTGGCAACACCCAGGAAAGTTTGGGCAATGTCACGGTGCAGCCAGAGGCAGATCCGACAATGATGTCGATTGTCGACCGGCTGCCGCAGGACAAATTGATCCCGATGCTGCATTCCGCGCAAACCGCGATCAATCAGCAGCAATCCGCATTTCAAAGCTCGCTCAAGGCTACCGAGACTGATCACATGGCGGCATTCGCCAATGGCGACCAGGTGCCGAAGCTCCTGACCGAAGGGCAGTACAAGCAAGCCTATGGGCCAGCCGAAGGATCGCAGCGCTATGCTGAATATCAAAGAGCGCAGCAGCTGGGCATAGAGATCAATGCCGTGCGCACAATGACGGTTGAGCAGCAGCGCGTGGTGTTGGAAGGCCACAATCCGGTGCCTGGATCACCTGGCTATGCGATTGAAATGCAGCGCAAGCAAGTGCTGCAGCAGGCGATCGATCGTGTCAATGAAGCGCGCGGCGCGGATCCGATGGCTTATCAAATGTCGGTCGTCAAAATGGGTAACGTCAAGCCGATCGATTGGAACAACGGCGAGCAGACCGCTGCCGAGCTGGCTAACCGCGTCGGCGTGGCGTACACGAACGCGCAGAATTTTGGGTCGCCGTTGATGCTGCTGACCAAGCAGGAAGCATCGAACCTTGCGGCCGGTATGAACAACATGAGCGCGCAGGAGAAACTGCGCTACCTGGGTGTGATCAGGTCCAGCGTCAAGGACCAGGCTGCCTATCGCTCGGTCCTGCAGCAGATCGCGCCTGATAGCGTTGTGACCTCTATGGCCGGAATAATCACGACCAAGGAAGGCAGCGTGATCGTGCCGCGCACGTTCGGCGCTGACGATTCTTACCAGCCGCAGCAGGTCGCGCAGCTGATGCTGGAAGGCGAGGCGATCCTAAACCCGACCAAGACAGCAGCTGGCCAGGACGGCAAGGGCGGCAAGTATCCGCTGCCAAAGGAAAGCGATTTTATGGCCGAGTTTAACAACCAGGTCGGCAACACATTTGCAGGCAACCCAGGTGCGGCCAGCGCCGCGATGCAGGGCGTCAAGGCGTACTACGTCGGCAAGGCGGCGCGCGAGGGCGATCTGTCTGACGTGATCAACGGCAAGCGCATGCAGGAGGCGATCAACGCCGTGACCGGCGGCGTGAGCGACATCAACGGCAGCAACGTGATCAGGCCGTGGGGCATGCCAGAAGATATTTTTAAGGACCGCGCAAAGATCGCATTTGACGGCACCATCAAGGGCAAGGGTATGGTCGCGTCCTACGGCGGCGTGACGCTGCAGAATTACGGCGACGGCACCTACCTGGTCCGCAGCGGCACCGATTTCCTGCGCGGTCCTGATGGCGCGCCGGTAATCATCGATGTCGTGTCGGGCGCTCCAGCTGCACCAGCTAACGCCAGGACCGTGTCGACCAATCCAGGCAAAACCAAAGAACCGGCACCGGCGAAACTCAAGACACGATGAGCTACTTATTCGATCTTAACCCGACCGAGCAACGCGGCGCGTTTCAGACAGCAGTCACGAACGCGACCGACGTGGTCAATGCTCCGTTTTTTGAGGGCATGGGTACGGGCTTAGTGTCCGGCGCAAAATCGGCCTACTACCGCGACATCTACAATTCGGCCAATCCGCAGACAGAAGCGGATCTCCAGCAGAACGCGATCGACCAGCTTGAAAAGCTAAAGCCAGATCCTCGCAGCGTTGGTACGGCTGGGCAAATCCTATATAGCCTGGGCGATATTTTTGGTACGGTTTACGCGCAAGCGATGGGCGGCAACATTACGCCGACAACGCTAGCAATGGGAACTGGCACATCTTACGCAAATTCGCAGGAACAGCTTTACATTCGCCAGGGCATCGATCCGGTTACGGCGCAATCGTTGGCCGCAACCGATGCGGCGGCGGTGGGCCTGGGTGTGGTATTGCCGGCTGCTGTGCCTGGTAGATTTGCGACCAGAGCATTTTCTGGCGGTGCGATCAATACGGTAATCGGCACCGGCCAGCGCGCTGCTTTGTCTTTCGAGCTGGAGAATGCTGGCTACGCTGATTTGGCGCGCCAATATAAGGCGTTCGATGCAGCTCACGTCTTAACCGATTTTACGCTGGGCGCATTTTTTGGTGGGTTTTT